CTAATTTTTCTATGTCTGCGGTGAGTTCGACACTGGAACCCCAATATAGCCGCCAATCTGATTCTATTTTACTTCTAATCTTTTTCTTTTTCTTTGTGCCATTCTTTAATTTTACTGTCTTGTATGCGGTTTTACTAAATTTTGCCAGTTTCTTGCCTATGTATTTTCTATTGTTGGTTAAATTGGTGATGAGATATACAAAGCCCACCGTGTCTTCAGGAAGTTCCTCCACTATTTGATTTTGATATGTCCACATTTTTTCTTCTTGAGTGACTAGGTCCGCCTGGTCCTCTTTTTTCCGGCAAGGTGAATCCTGTATAAGTCTTCTTTCTTTGTTCTTTGAGTAATATATTATTTTCTAAATATGCTTGTCTACAAGCCTTTTTCATTTCTCTTTCTAATCTAGCCATTGCTGTTAACGCAACTCTGACTTTTTTACCAGATTCGTGTCCTATACGTTTCACAAATATGTTATGATAGTTATGTACGATAACAAGTTGCTTTACATATTCTGAGTAGAGCCTCTTGTATTCTTCCATGTATTTGTTATACATATTATACTACATCCAAACTATTAGAATATGAAGTAAAACCGCCTTCTTTTATCACTCGAAGGACACTATTTACCCGACCTTGTAGCTCATCCTTGTGAGATATGAGGTAAATGTTCTTGTTACGCTCGCGGCTCATCTTCTTAAGTACTGCTAGTGCACTTTCAACTCCTGCGGCATCCATACCAGCATCGACTAACTCGTCGATGAACAGCAAGTTAATATGTTGATACAAGCCTTCCCATACATCACGGAAAGCAAAACTCATGCTGAGTATTAACCTATTGCGTTCTCCACGACTTAAATTATCAAAATCTAAGTCCTGACCTAGCTGAGTAATCTCAACGGTGAGGTCATTTTGAAACACAACCTGATGTGGTAGTCCTAGTTTGTCAATATAATAAGTCAATCGCTTGTTAAGGTAGTTCAAATTCTGATCAATAATCTTTTTACGGATAAAGCTATCTTTGTTTGTCAACAGTTTGTACAAGAATTCCTGATGATCTCTAAGTTTAGTTAGAGTATTGATCATGTCCCAGTTGATTTCTTGAAGTGCGGTACTCTTTAATTCGTCAATTTGTTCGTTATACGGATTAGGCTCGTCGGCTCTTTCTGTTAATTTCTTTTCTAGGCTGTCTAAATTGTTTTTATGACCCAGCGCTTCTGCTTCTGTTTCATAGAATGTCTGTGGCTTACGCGGTTGCTCCCCGATAGCATCAATTGCTGAACATATATCTGTGTAATCTTTTTTAATTTTATCAAGATATGTTGTAGCTTCTTCGACATGTTTTATTGATTCTGTGGTCATCTCTCCATGTTTGTGGTCATGAAGATCTTGTTCACACGCCGGACATTGTTTATTGCCTAATTTTTTTAATTCATTTAGATACTTGTTGAGAGTTTTTTCGCCTTGTATGGCCGCAGATTCCAGTGTGGCCTTTTGTTTTCTAAGACCTGTAAGTTTAGAATCGTTGTCAAGCCAAGTTTTTAACTCAACATGTGTTGTTAATTCACTTTCGATATCAACCTCAGTTAGCGTATGGATACTATTCAACAAAGAAGTTAAGTCGGCTTCTTTTTTACTTTCCCAAGCACTGCTTTTAATAGTCAAACTATCAATACTCTTCTGTACACTTTCGTTGGCTGCCTTGATACCTGAGATCTTAAACTCTTCTGCTTGTATAGCATCCTTAGTTTCTTTAACCAAGAGCTTTAGCCCTTCGGCCTTTTCACTGAGTAGAGTAATACCCAGTAACTGTTCGATGATCTCACGCTGATCAGCGGCCTTCATACTTAGGAAAGGTTCAGTATAAGTGTTAAGGGCCACTAGATGTTTGAACATAGTATGCGACATTTCTAGCATCTGCTCAATGGCTTTCTGTGTTTCTCTACTATCACCTTGACTATCATCTTCGGATTCTTCAGTCTTAAGTTGATTGTCGTTGACAAATAATCGCAGAATATTAGGTTTACGGCCTCTCTCTATACGATATTTGTTGCCACCCTTTTCAAATTCAACAGTGACCAGCATACCTTTACTGTTGACTTTGTTAATTAGATTCTCTTTGCGGATGTTAGTTAATGCTTGACCATAGAGTGCATAGCTCAAGGCGTTGATAATGGTAGTTTTGCCTGTGCCGTTACGAGATCCTGTATCATCACCACCTAGATCTAAATTACTACCTAGTACCAAAGTTAAGTGTTCTTGGTCAAAGTCTACAGCCTGGGTCTGTGCACCCACACTCATAAAGTTTTTTACAGTTAAATTTAATATTCGAAATGTCATATATTACGATAAATCTCTAGCAATGTGTTTTTGTCAAACTGACCAGAGTCAATGTTTACAAGTTGTTCTGTAACAATCTGGTCTACGCTTTCAAATGTAGCATCCGGATTATCATCTATGGTACCATCTAAGTTTGTTTTATCTTGTATTAGGCTGATATCTCGAATGTCATAGTTTCTAGTAAATTCTTCTTTAATAAAATTTGCTTCTTCAAAACTGATATCGATATCAAGATTAACACGGAAGTGCATCTTGCTCTTCATTATTGAATTTTTTTTATCAATAAGTTCTGATAGCTTGATAGTACGGTACTTAGGACAGTCTGGCCAATCAATAAATTGTGGAGTACCTCCCCATTCTAATATCATCATACCCCTCTCATCATCCCAGGTGTCTGCATAATTGTGAGGAAAAGCATTACCTATATACCAAATATTGCCTTTGTTTTGTCTTTTGTGAAAATGTCCGCTGAATACATATTCAGGACCTTTTAGAAGATCGGCACTTAACTCGCCATGGTCAGGCATCTGTACCATAGCGTTCATAAAAAACAGTGGAAGTTCTAAGTGACCGAATACATATCGACTTTTGATTTTATCCATAGTACGCCATTCATCACCTACTAGCCAGGGGACAAGGGTGACATCATCAAGAGTTGTAATACCCTCTACGACGGTAACTCCTGGAATGTGACGACCAAACGCACTGGAATGAATGTCACGCTTGTCTTTATAGAATAGATCATGGTTGCCAGGAAACCAAAAGAACTGTTCAAATGCCGCACCTAGTTTTTCTAGTAGGGTTAATGATACATCTAAAGTATATAAATTAAGATTATTGCGATTATGAGACCAATCTCCCATAAAGATACAAGTCTCGCACCCATTGGCTTGGGCTTGTTCAATAAACCAATCTACAAATTCTTCGCAGTCTCTAAGATGTACAGAACTATTGGACTTGAGTCCCACGTGAAGATCTGTAAAGACGGCAACCTTCTTGAATAAGGGCATTATAAAGTTCTCCTAACTAAGAGTTTAGCAGATAAGATAGAAAAGGTCAAACCTCTTTGGCATCTTCTTCGTCAGCTTCTTCTTCAATAGGATCTTCTTCGCTCTTGGGCATACGCATGTTTTTATATAGTTCGGCTTGGCGAGCGATTTCTTCTGCGTACTCTTGACTGTTTTGACGGGTAAGACTTGGAGTAAGTCCAGCTTCTTCCAATAAATCATCACGGATGTTTTGACTTTTCTTCTCAATGTTTAGAATACGGGTAAATGAATTTGTCACAGCCGCGGTATAGTAGGCAAATGGATTTTCGGATTTACTTTCATCAAACTGTAGACCAATTTGACTCAACTGTAGAATAGCCTGGCCTTTCATTTCGTCAATATAGGTATAGCCTCTCCAATTTGAGCGTTGTGCATATCGCTCTGAAAGTTTAATAAACATCTTACCGAGATTTTCTGTAATGCGTCCGTGGTCTTTGTTGAACTTGCCTTTTTCAATACTGCCCTGCCAATGACTTTTACCTACACATACGAGTTCGTCTTGGTCATTGAACTTCCAATGTTGGAATGGAGGAAAGTTAACTTTATCATGCGCATCTGCTGTGGTCTTGGTTGTTTTTTTACGACCAGGTGCTAATGGAATATGTTCAAAGGTCATTATACGGATAATAACATCTGTTTTAGCAATAGTTCTATAGTCTGGTGTGCATTCTGCTAGTTTGATTTTCTTGTCGCCAGACATCCTTGCTAAGGCAAATGCCTGTAATCCTAATCTTTTGGCCTGTGCTCTTTTAGCATCAGCAACTGTTCGGATATTAATTTTGTCTATGCTTGATAAGATAATATCATATTGACTGTATTCAGGCTTGACAAAACTAGAGAATGAGCATTTACTTCTATGAATTTCTGCTAATAAATCACGATTGTTTAGATATTTTGTTTTTCTGGTTGTGAAAATTGGCGTCATATTTTTATTATTATTCCTTATGTGTTGTTATTATAACACAGAAAATTGTGAAATCAACCATTTAACTAAGCAGATTATTTATCGCTAAATATTATATAAAGGAATTACAATGGCCAGTGTATATACTATAAATGGACAACCTGCTACTAAAGAACAATATGATGCTTTCATTGCGGCTAATCCCACATTGGCCAGTGCCGCAGATTTAGCCAGTACAGCTAAAATTACTAATCCTCCTATACTTGGGGAACCGCAAGTCTCTAATCAAGGGTTTAGTGGAGCAACTACAACCGCTGGCGGAGCATTTGTAGGTTACAGAAATCCTAATCGTACTCAACAAGGTGGATCAGGACAAGGGTCGGCAGAATTTGCTGCCAACGATCCTAGAAGATTGGATGGACCAATAAGAGATCTCGGAGTCCCGCAGGGCGCTCAACCAGATCCAGTAGTCCCTGTTGTAGAAACAAACATAACAACAATGGATGGACAATCTAGTGGGTTAAATCCTGATCTTAGAGTTAAGATAAGAGTACCCGGTGATTACCTTACTAATTTTACTTCCGGATCTGCCTTTTCAGAATTGGCAGATTTAGGAGGAATTATATTTCCATACACACCTACAATTGGGTTTGAGCATAAAGCAGATTATACAAGTCAAACTCCTGTTCATAGCAATTATGCTATACATTTTTATAAAAATAGTAGTGTAGGGGATATTAGCATACAGGGAAAATTTACAGTACAAAATGAAAAAGATGCCCTAATATATATTTCGACCATTCATTTATTAAAAGCTCTTACTAAAATGCGATTTGGACCAGATGCCGATGCAGGTGCTCCACCTCCTGTCTGCAGACTAGATGCATACGGTGCATTTATGTTAAAAAATGTTCCTGTAGTGATTACAAGTTTTAAAACCGATCTACCAGACAGTGTAGATTTTTATACATTAAATGACAGTGCTTCCGGTCCATTTGGTCAAACATCAGTTCCTACGGTATCAACTATACAAGTTACTTGTAAGCCTATTTACAGCAGGGCAGAAATGCAAACTATGTCAGTAACTGGGTATCTCAATGATAGGTCATACAAACAACAAGGATTCCTATAATGGCTAACTATATTAAAACAAGCCCTTATTACCTTACTGATCAAAGTGCAGGATATTTAGATGTTATGACCTGGAGAACTATTCCTCAGGAGCCCGATGATATATTATTTACAGTAACCAGCAGTTATCAAAATAGACCAGATTTATTGGCCTATGATTTATATAATGATGTTAATTTGTGGTGGGTATTTGCTCAGCGAAATCCTAATGTTATTCAAGATTCCATATTTGATCTTCAAGTTGGGGTAAAAATATATCTTCCTAAACTTAGCTCAATGAAAAAAACATTGGGAATATAATATATGGCCAATGACCCAAAAGTAGTTCGTCAAACAGAAGGCGCTAGTACAGGTACAGCCGTTCCTACAATTATAAGAGGAAATCAAAAAAATGTTCTGTACAAGTATCGATCTGTAACTTATAATTTTACACTCAGTGCATTACGAACTACTGATGTTAACACTCCTAAAAATTATCGAAACAACTCGCAGGACCTAGTAATAATAAAATCTGGAGGTAAAGGTACTACAGGGATTACAACCAATGTTACTCCAGTTACTCGCACATATGAATCTAAGCCATCAGTTACTTCAACAGGTACAAATGGCAGTGTATCTTCTAAACCAACATCGACTGTATCAACATCAACAAAGATAACCTATCAAGATAAATCAGGTGGAGATTTAGTTGCAGGATTTAATGCCAACAGTCCTGGTAGATTTGATATGTTTATTGAAAATGTAGAAATTAATACTATCATCGAACCCGATGGTCAAAGTATAATGACTCAACCAACTAATATATCTTTTGATGTTATTGAACCTTATAGTATTAACGGATTTATTGAAGCATTACAAGTATCAGCAGTGGCTGCCGGTAACCCTTCATATCAAGGAGCAACATTTTTACTAAAGTTGCAATTTTCTGGATATCCAGATGGTGACGATCTTCCTAATGTTGTTCCTGAGATTGAACAATCGACAAGATATTTTCCAATTATATTAACAGGGTTGGAAGTTACTATAGATGAAAGAGGAACCAAATATAAAGTATCTGCTATAGGTCAAAGTGATGCAGGTCTCGGACAATCTGCGGTATTGAAGAAATCAGTAAAAATATCAGGCGGTACTATAAAAGACATACTTGAAGATTTAATGAAAAAAGTTACTAAACAACTTCAAGATGATGATAAAAAAAGTAAAAATACTGCACCTGCCGCTAATGGTTTTGATGAGTATCGTATAAAATTTCCAGTATGGGATCCTCAGCAAGGATTTGTTGATAATGGTAGAGTTAATGAGTTAGGTAAAGCTAAATTATCTGAAAATCTCAAAGATAAATCTGTTAATAGTTTTCCAGATGCTGGAACCAATACAAAACCTGATGCTTATGATCCAAGAAGTAGCAAACAACCTAGCCCTCAAAAAGCTGCCGCAGCCCCTGAAGATAGTAAAGCTACACCTACAACTGATCCTATAAGTCAATTTGCTGAAGGTAAAAATTTACAAGAATGTATCGAAGCGGTAATCAAAGACAGTGAATACATAAAAAACATAGCTAAAAAATTAAGTTCAAAAACAGAATGGCAACAAGTAGTTGATCCATTTGGTATGGTTGATTATTTTCTTATTAAGTTAGAAGTTACTAATAAGGAAACAATGAATCCTGACCTTAAAAAACCTTATCAAATTTTTACTTATGTTGTAACACAGCGTAAAATAATGTACACACGATTTCCTGGATACGGAAATGAAACGGTAGATCCTAGTAAGCTACTTGAATTAAGTTTGAGAGATTACGATTATCTTTATACAGGTCATAATCTTGATGTTTTGAATTTTAAATTAAATTTTAATACATTATTCTTTGAAGCTATTCCAAGTGCGCTTGGCAATGAAAATGTTCCTCCTTCGAAGTCAGCGGTTGCTCCTGGAAATAAAGTAGAACCTAAATCAAATTCAGATAATTTAAGTACAGTTAAATCAAATCAAGTACCATCTTCTCCGCAAAGACCAGATGCAACTCTTACATCAGTAGACAAAAATGCTGGCGGTCAAACTCAAAATGATGCTTATGCTAAATTAGCCAAAGGAATACACAATGCTATTACTAATCCTCAAGGTAGTATGCTAACAGGTGAAATAGATATTCTTGGAGATCCTTTTTATGTTGTTACCGGCGGAGTAGGAAATTATAATCCAGCTCCTGGTCCTAATAGTCCTAGAATCACAACAGATGGGGAAGCCGCACACAATTTTGGTGAAGTATTGGTTACTATTAATTTTAGAAATCCTATTGATATTAGTCCCTTAGAACAGGGCGGAAGAATGTATTTTGATCCTGAGTTAGTTCCTTTCAGTGGAATATACAGAGTTAATACAGCAAAATCAACTTTCAAAGATGGATTATTTAAACAAACATTAGCAATAATGCGAGCTCCGGGGCAACCATCTCCATCTCAAGGAACATCTACCCCTGCAATTGTTACTAATCCTGGAAATAGAATTACACAAACTCCTGATCCAACAGACCAAACTAAGCAAGATAATACCCCTGCAAGTCCTGTTATTAATACAGATACTGGGCAGAACGGTGATAGAGCATCAGTAGTGACTCTTGGAAATCAATTACAAAGAGGATTACCAAGTCCGGGACTGCCAGGTGTATTGAGCAATTTTACCAATGCCTCTGGCGGATTGGGAGGATCTAATAATTACCTTCTTTCTCAAGTCAGCGGAGCGACTCCTAATCTAGCAGGCAATACAAGGATTGCTACACAAATTTTTGGCGGAGTTGTACCTGGAGGTATTAATCAAGGAATTCCGTTACAGGTATCAGGGATTGCAAATCTACAACAACAAATACTGAATCCTGCCAGTTTAGTATCACAGGTAGGAAATACCGCTCTGAGACAATTTGGCATTACTAATCCTGCTGTTCAGTTAGCGGCGGTGCTTATCGGCAAAGCCAGTCAAGCACTTAATCAAGTATCAGTTCCTGGGTCTGGAATAGGTGCAGGATCTACTGTAAATTATACTCCAGTTACTCCAGTTTCAACATTGATTAATTCTGGACAAACAGTAACAGCACAAGATGTACAATTGCAAAATTCTACATTACCTACTAATGTTACTGCCATTACAGGTGCGGCAACAGGCCTTAACCCCAATACATTAGCCGCTGTGGCAAATCTTGAAACTGCAAATGCTAATCTAGTTAATAATATAGGTGCAAATGCATCGGCAATAACACAAGGAATTCCTACAGATCCAGACGCAGTGGCACAAAAATTTGGAGTAGATCCTACACAAATATCTGGATTATCTGCTCCTTTAGAGAGCAAAGTACTGGGGCAAATGTCTAATATTGCTTCAACAGTTCCGTCTAATACAGATTTATCAGTGGCAAGCAGTCAAGGTGTAAACTTAAAATCGTTGTCTCCACAAGGTATTGCAAATCTTCCTCCTACTGCACCTTATGCTACTGCACCTGCCCCTGCTCCAGATACACAATATATAGATAATATAGCAAAGTCTGGCGGTCCGAGTGCTGTAGCTAATGCTTATGGAGTTAAAAATGTTTCAAACATACCTCAAAATTTATTATCATCTGTTGATCTTAAATCTGCATTATTGCCATCAGTTAATCTAGGCACAGCCGGCAATTTATTACTGGCCGCGGCTGCAGGGTCTAAATACTTGTCGGGAAATTTACAATTATCTAATCTTGTAGGATCATCATTATCACAAGAAGCTGGGTTGAATACAGTACAACAAAATTTTGGTTCAACAATGAATACAGGTGGTGACTTAACTAAATCAGTTACTAATCAATTTGGCAGTAAAAGTCAAGGATCGAGCCCACTAGATAAATTAATGTTAGGAAATAATTGATATATGCCATTTGAAGAAAGACGCCGAGGTAAACTACCAACTCCTGGTCCGTTCCTAGCTGAAATTACTAGTCATTTAGATCCTAGTTATACAGGTAAGTTAGAAGTATCTTTGATTAAAAATCTACAAAGCAATATAGATGATCAAGGACAGACTTATATTGTTAGTTACTTGAATCCTTTTTATGGAGTTACATCTGCACGATTTGAGGGTAACAACAGCAGTGATTTTAACGATGTACAAAAAAGTTATGGCATGTGGTTTATTCCGCCGGATGTTGGAACTACCGTTATGGTTATCTTCATTGACGGTGATCCTAATCAAGGATATTGGATGGGGTGTGTCCAAGACCCTTTTCAAAATCACATGGTTCCCGGAATTGCAGCCAGCAAACAAACTGCAATGACACAACAACAAAAAGATAGATATGGTACAGAATATCTTCCTGTCGCTGAATTCCTCAAGGGTACACAAAAATTAAATGATCCTAATATAGATAAAATTCCTAAACCGATACATCCATTTGCTGACAGATTATTGGCTCAAGGATTATTATTAGATACAGTGAGAGGAGTTACATCGAGCAGTGCTAGAAGAGAACACCCGTCAAATGTATTTGGAATATCTACTCCTGGCCCCTTAGATACAAGTACCAATGCTAAGACAGGTAAGATTGGTTATGAGGGTAATCGTCAAGTGCCTGTAAGTAGATTAGGTGGTAGTACATTTGTCATGGATGATGGTGATGTTAACGGACAAAATGAATTAGTAAGAATTCGTACTCGAACTGGACATCAAATATTGATGCATAACAGTCAAGATTTAATTTATATTGCTAACTCTAAAGGTACTGCCTGGATAGAAATGACCAGTAATGGTAAGTTAGATATCTATGCCGCAGATAGTGTTAGCATTCATTCTGAGGCAGATTTTAATTTCCGTGCTGATCGAGATATTAACATCGAAGCAGGGCGTAATCTTAATATGCGAGCCATGGGAAATATGGAGACCAATGTCAATGGTTATTATTAT